AATAATGATGGAGCTTTTAAGGCCATGTAAAACTTATTGCGCGGAATATTAGTCCGCTTTATTATGTACTCATTCTTGAGGCCTGTACTTTTTATTAATTCTCTCAGTTTTGACATGGGCGCAAATGTATATAATTGTACTATTCAAAAACAAGAAGTAAAAATAAATAGGCTGATAATCAATAAAATAAATAAATCTAGGGTATTTTTGTTATATCAGTACAATTTTGTACTAATTTAGCGGCATCAAACTAAACCAAAACACCATGAAACCACTATTCGCATTCCTATCGACATTCCTAGCAATGGCCGCAGTAGACCAAGATCATTTCCTGACAGCACTTATCTTTATAGGTATAAGTGTTTATCTGTTCACTAAATCCCTACCCAAATGAGCATTGAGGAATTCAACTCCAGAATCATTCAAAAACTACCAATCAAAACCGAACAAAATGACACCATCGCATCCAACGTCAATTGGTCACTCATCGAGCGACTCCGAGCTTACTGGCTCATCCACGGCCCAAACACCAACGAGCAGTGCCGAGAGCATCTCAAACGTATCCGAATCCAATCCAGCATCTACCCATGAGGTCGGAAGCATCCAACCGCTATTGGACAGATTGAGAGAAATCAGGCATAACTATAACATTGATATGCCTCTTGAAGCTTCACTTAAGCTTATTGACCTTGTAGCCGATTCATACAAGAAAGGCGGTAAGGACCAGTACGAAATCTTCAAGAGATGGATGTAAAACTCAACACCTGCTACTTCAACCGATTCACAGGCGAAATAGTATTAACAAGTTCAATAGTCGGCGAGTGGGTTTACTACACCAAAAAGGGCCGCACTTTCTCAAAACCAATTACAGTATTCAACCAAACCTATAAACCATGTCAAACGAAAAACTAACGCACTGGAAGCAGCTAAAAAATCCCGATTATATCGGTGCATATGCGCTCCAACCCGGTGAGGAAATGATCCTTACCATCAAATCATCAGGAGTAGAACAAGTAGCCAACACCGATGGCAAGAAACAGGACTGCCTGGTCATCCATTTCATGGAAGCGGTCAAGCCGATGATCCTGAACAGCACCAACGCCAAGGTTATCTCCAAGGTTCACCAAACCCCATACATGGAGCAATGGGTGGGCAAGCAGATTCAAATCTATGCCAGGCGAATCCGTGCCTTTGGGGAAGATGTCGATGCCTTGCGGATCCGTGACTTCGCACCCAAAACCAAGACCATCGACCCGACCAACGCCATTGCAGCCATCAAGGCCTGCACTAGCTTGGACCAGCTCAAGAAGCTTTACACATCCCTTACCAAGGATGAGCAAGGTCACCCCGATGTCATCAAGGCAAAGGATAGCAAGAAGGGAGGTCTGGCATGATACACCACCTCCAAATCGAAATCGATAATGGCAGCCGCCTTCTAGATGCCTTGGTTGACATCAGCTACAAATGGTACGGTGAATCCGAGTTCGCATCTGGTCATTCGGACTATGGTTGGACTTGCCTATCGCTAACCGAAGTTACCGAAGATGGCACCTTGATAAAGCACAATATTTCAGATTACGAATCCCACATCGAAGAAATCGTTTCACAGCTATGATCATACACAACTGCACCCAAGGTAGCCACGAATGGCACCAACTAAGACTTGGAAAGATAACCGGGTCAAGACTTAAGAAAATGATGGCTAAGGACAACCTAGCCCTAATCGATGAACTTATCGCCGAGGAACAAGTCGGCATACCCGATGATGATGAATTCATGTCTGATGAAATGCAACGCGGTATCGACATGGAACCGCTGGCTATCCAGGAGTATTCCAACATTACCGGTCATGAGGTAGAACATCCCTGCTTGATTCAATCAGAAGATTGGGACATACTATGCCAGTCGCCCGATGGCTATGTCGGAACGGAAGGAGCTGTCGAAATCAAATGCCCCAAGACTAAGACCCACATCAAATACATTCGAATGGGCAAGATTCCAAACGAATACAAGGAGCAGGTATGGTCTTACTTTTTGGTCAATCCTGATCTTAAATGGCTGGATTTCGTGAGCTACGACCCAAGGCTTGCGGTGAAACCGATATGGATTCTCCGCATAAACCGTGAGGATATTGCCGAGGAACTCGATGCGGCCAAAGTCGAACTCATCAAATTCATTATTAAACTTGAAAAGTATAAATCCGAAATCTTCTTCTAATATGACAACATACGAAACATTCTTAAATAATAAGCAAAAATCCATAGTTTTAAGTGGATTTGATATACATGAATCTGAATTAAATGATTCAATGTTCGACTTTCAAAAGTTTATAGTAAGAAGAGCATTAAAGGCTGGTAAATATGCAATATTTGCCGATTGTGGTTTAGGTAAAACATTAATGCAACTTGAATGGGCAAACAAAGTAAATAAGCACACAAATAAACCAGTGCTTATACTTGCTCCGCTTGCCGTTGCAGGGCAAACAGTAAAAGAAGGTTCAAAGTTTAATATTGATGTTTGCAAATACGATGGGAGTAATGCACCTATACAAATTTTAAACTATGAGCAATTAGAAAATATTGATACTACTATATTTGGTGGTATAGTATTGGATGAAAGTAGTATACTAAAGAACTATGAAGGAGCTACAAAAAAACTAATCTTAGATTTGTTTTCTAAAACACCTTATAAGCTTGCTTGTACTGCAACACCAAGCCCAAACGATCCAATGGAGTTAGGCAATCATTCTGAGTTTTTAGATGTAATGACAAGAACTGAGATGCTTGCAATGTATTTTATTCATGATGGTGGAGAAACTGCTAAATGGAGATTAAAAGGTCATGCCACAAAATTATTCTATCAATTTGTTGGTACTTGGGCTATTATGCTTAATAAACCATCTGATATTGGTTTTATTATGAATGGATATGATTTGCCATCATTGAATTTAATAGAAAAACAGATAATAACTCCTAAAAGAGATAATGGTAGTTTATTTAATGATGCAATAATTAGTGCAACTAATTTTAATCAAGAGTTAAGGATAACAAAAGAAGAAAGACTTAATGAAGTCATTAGGCTTGTTAATAGTAAACCGGAAGAAAATTTCATTATTTGGATTAAACAAAATGAGGAAGGTGAAATATTAAAAAAATTAATTCCTGAAGCTAAAGAGGTAAAAGGCAGTGACACCAATGAATGGAAAGAAAAAACACTTCTTGGATTTGCAAATAATGAATTCAGAATATTAATTACTAAAACTAAAATAGCATCTTTTGGAATGAATTATCAAAATTGCAGGAATCAAATATTTGCTTCACTTGATTTCTCATTTGAAGGCTTATATCAAGCAATTCGCAGAAGTTACCGATTTGGTCAGAAAAATGAAGTAAACATTTATTTAATAACTACAGACACAATGGCTAATGTAAATCAATCAATAAATAACAAACAAAAACAATTTGAAATTATGCAAGATGAAATGAGTCAAGCCGTAAATGCAAATTTAAGCGGAAAACTAATGAATAAATCTCAACTGGATTTGACAGCAGAAAATAATGAATGGTTTAGGATTGAACGCGGAGACAGTTGCCAATTAATTAAATCAATACCGGATGAAAGTATTCATTACTCAATATTTAGTCCTCCATTTGCATCTTTATATACATATTCTGATCATTTAGAAGATATGGGGAATTCTAAAAATTATAATGAGTTCTTTGAACATTTTAAGTATTTAGTAAAAGATTTATTTAGAATACTTAAACCTGGTAGAAATGTATCTATTCATTGTATGAATTTGCCAACTACAAAAACTCATCATGGCTTTATTGGTATTGAAGATTTTAGAGGAGATATAATTAGACTTTTTCAAGAGTGTGGTTTTACATACCACTCAGAAGTATGTATTTGGAAAGATCCAGTAATTGCAATGCAAAGAACAAAGGCAATAGGATTATTGCATAAACAAGTAGTCAAGGATAGTTGTATGAGTAGACAAGGAATACCAGATTATTTAGTTACTATGAAAAAACCTGGAATAAATACTGAACCAGTTCAAGGTGAATTTGATCATTTCTGTGGTGATCAAAGTACATTTAAATCTGAAGGTAGATTGTCAATTGATATTTGGCAGCGTTACGCATCACCTGTTTGGATGGATATAGATCCTGGAAATACTTTGCAATACATGTCTGCAAGAAATGAAAAAGATGAAAGGCATATTTGTCCATTACAATTAGATGTTATTCATAGAGGTGTTCAGTTATGGTCTAATCCTGGAGATACTGTATTTACTCCATTTTTGGGAATAGGTAGTGAATTATATGAGTCTATTAAATTAAATAGGAAAGGTATCGGTTTTGAATTAAAAGAAAGTTACTTTGATTTAGCCAAATCAAATCTTAATTCATTAATTAAATCAAAAAATCAACTCGAAATCTTCTAAACATGACCCTACGCAAACACTACCGCCAATACTATTGGCAGAAACAGCACCAGGCTGAACTAAAACGCATCAAGGAAACAGGTAGGTGCCTATGCGGTGCCAAACTCGATGAACACAATCGCATCATCGACCGGGGTGCGCAATATGGATTTGAATGCGAGCAATGCCGATGAACCACCGCTGGACCCAAAAGCAAGTCGATTTCATCATAGCCAATGGCATGCTCTCAGATCGCGAAATCTCAAACCATATCGGCGTGGAACCTGCCAAAATCAAATCCTATCGCAGGCGCAACGGCATCAAGAAAGACCCAAAGTTCCTAACGACCTGCCTGACCAATATCACCAAGCACGGCGGAGGCAGGCCAGTTCGGAAATCGTTACAAGAATAAATGAAAATTACCCTTACTTTGATACATTAAAACTGCACCAAGAATGTCAAGAAGATTAAATTTTAAAATAAAAAAGAAAAAAGATGGTATATTTTATATAAAAAAAATAAATAAATGGATAGTCAGAATTAAAGAAGGTAAATATATAAGAACTATTGGTTCATATGAATCAAAATTAAATGCATTAGAAATCTATAATTCCTACACAACCACGCCATCCACTATCTGAAAAGGACTGACCTGAAACGAGCCGTCATCGTTAACTTCTACGGTGGCGGCTCCTTGGGTCCACTGGTTTAGCACTCCTGTATATCTTGGCTTCAAATACGCCAAACAACCCAAAGCCCAAGCACCATGAACCTCATCGGCAAGGTTCCTGGAAGTATCAACTTGCTGTTTATGCCAGTGTCCGAATATCACATTGACACCCACCCTCATCCTGACCTGCCGAGCAATATTAACCGTGCCACTTTTCAAACCAAGCTCATGACCGTGCGCTATCCATAGCTTACCGAACCGCGCCACTTTATGCTCAGGGACATGGATGATGTTATGGTCAGCCAACTCCAACTGAGTGGGGATATCCATACCGAACAACTTAACCAGTTCCGGTGCCTTCGAGGCCACATAAGCCTCCAACCTTTTCTCATGGTTGCCATCCTTCCAAAAGATAGGAATATCAGGAAACAAGCTCCGTAGCGACTTCACAAAGCTTCTGCCAACTTCAATCTCATCGCGCAGGTATCTTCCATCTGGCATCTTTTCAAATCGGCTCACATCTTCCAGATCCATGATATCGCCGTTAAGATATATCCCATCCACCCCACGCTTCTTAAACTCACTGAAGCAAGCCTGAACCGCAAACTTATCATGGTAAGGCAAGTGTATATCGTTACAGATACCCAACTTCTTTACACCTTGTATAACATAAGGCTCATTGATCTCACTCCAACTATTGGGAAAGTCTACCATTAAACCCAGCGGATCATTAAAGTCAGCTTCAACCATCACAGCATCACCCAATATAGCCCTTTGCACACTTTCCAAATCACGGTCATAATCCTTGATCTTGCCCTGTCGGCATCGAGCCACATAACCCCGAATAGTATTATAAGTAGTTTTAACCTCTGGGTGCATCTTCAAATACAACTTGGAAACCCTATCTATGCCAAGGTCAGAGGTCCTATGAGCCTCATCATTCTCGGTCAGCCACTTATTTACTTCCTGTCTTAAGCTCATAGATTTCTTTGATTAAGTATCCAAACAAATACGCAAACGACTCTTCACTACTCTGGTCATGCTTCAAACCGATATACCTGCCATGGTCCATCACCACATGCCAAACCTCATGAGCAATAGCTTCAATCGAAAGCTTGGTGAACATGATCACATACTGACCAGGTAAGCTATGCTCTAGATAACAGGTCTGCGCATCGGTATCGCAATCCATGGTAAACTCAGAAGGATTGAACTTTTCCGACTTGTTTCTGATTCGATTTAGCTTAGTGGCAACCTCAAAAGCCGTAGCCTTGACAAACACATGCACCACAAAGGGGCGGTCTTTCAATGCTATCTTCTTGTAAATCACGGCATAAAAATATGTTGAAAAGAAAACAAAAATACATTAAAGGGGCGACTTATCAGTTATCGACTTTGTACTTTTTGGCGAAAATCTGCATTAGTTTAGCAGCATCGTTGTGACAGACGTATTAAGAAATTGGTGATTCCCCACCACAAGTACCCCCGAAAGATGTCTGTCACCATCCTAGGGGGTTTCTTATTGTTACCAACTTAAAACAAATAAATATGGAAATCCAAGGAAAAGTAGTAAGAATCTTCCCAATCGAACAGGGAGAGTCAAAATCAGGTAAAGCCTGGAAAAAACAAAACTTTGTGATGGAGTACACCGATGGCCAGTTCGCCAAGAAGGTACTTGTAACAGTCAAAGCCGACCCACTCCTGGCGATGGTCAATATGTTCAGACCAGGTGAGCAAGTAAAATGCCAAGTCAGCGTAGAAGCTCGCGAATGGAATGACCGATTCTTTACAGATGTAACGGCATGGAAAATTGAAAAACTGATTGAAAATGTGGATAACTCGTTCTAAATATAAATACAGGTTTCCATCACTACATAAGAACTATGGTAAGCCTAGATTCGACCGAAGTGGTAAACGATGGAGCCAACCCAAGATGATTGAATTCATCAAATCAAAAACACACTGGGATGCTTATGATTTCAAATATGAACTAAGAATAACTATTGACCATAGTAGGTATCTTTTATTGTTAATACAATCGGGAAAGTAAGACACTCCCTCACTTAACATACTAACCAGCCCTGATGGGGCGGATTCATTCGGCAATAGGTTGTCTTACACCTGCCCACCGTTTGATGAAGCCTCTCAGGGTTTTTTTCTTACCACCATGAGCATAAACAAAGAACTTAACAACCTCCGTAACCGCATCAAGCAGTACGAACTGAAGCCTGATCACTCGGATTCATATCTCATCTGGATGCAAAACCTTGAACAGGCCATAACAGCCACGCTTGAGGAAATCGAGATGGACCAGGATGAAATACGATTCATGTATCAAGTCCAAATCCAAGATCTCCACAAGCAGATAGATGCCAACATTGAGGTTATCAAGAAGCTCGCCCTAATCATCGAGGCCGCAGGAATCCAATTCCCAACCATACACCAATCCCTGTCAGCCATCAAAAATTATCACCTGGTCGCGATGGGATATGCCGACAAAATCAATAGCTTCGACCCCCATTCTATTAAAGTCAGCCTATGACCCACAAACACACCAACCCGGTTAACTATTGGGACCAAGAACGCTCTTGGCAGGAATCCCTTCAAACCATCAAGGTGGAATGGATAAGCGATACCCAAATCGCTCCTGAACGGTCTTCCAAGCCGTGCTTTATAATCAAGGATGACCGACTGTTGGTGGTGGATTCAAACCCCCTTAAACTGCCTATCGATGACAGCTTCACCAAATTCGAGATGCTAACCCTGGGCAAATTCAAAGGAAACGCCCAAGCCGCTTGGACATGGGTAGGGGTTAAATACATGAACATCGGACTACCCTACCTGCGCGTGGGCGATAGCTACTATAAAATCACCCATGTCCGTGACCGATACGAGGTTCTTCGCGCCCAGATCAAAGCCTTCAAGAAAGAGGAAATCAAGACAGATCACGGACCAGCTATTATGCCCCTCATACCCAAGTATGATGACTTCTGCATAGTTCCGGATAACATGAACTACTGCGAGGTAGTAGATAATTGCTACAACCTATACCACCCATTCAGCCACAAACCTTGGTCAGCTGATCGCAGATTGAAGGACAACGATATCAAGGTTAGTATGGGACTGATGCGCCATATCTTCGGTGAACAGGTCGAAATGGGTATTAAATACCTGAAGCTTCTTTACGAAAACCCACGACAAGCCCTGCCAATCCTATGCCTGGTCAGTCGCGAGAGGCAGACAGGCAAAACTACATTCCTGAACTGGATGAACATCATGTTCGGGCAGAACTATTGCCAAATCAATCCCGAAGACCTCGGCAGCCAATTCAACTCAGCATATGCCACTAAGAACGTAATAGCCTTGGATGAGACCGTTATCGATAAGTCCCACGCAGTTGAGAAGCTTAAATCCATAGCCACAGCCAAGACCATATCCGTTAACCAGAAGTTCGTGGCTAACTACTCGGTCCCATTCTTTGGCAAAGTCATCATATGCACCAACAAGGAACATGACTTCATGCGTATCGATGAAGAGGAAATCCGTTTCTGGATCCGCAAGGTGCCTCAGATATCAGCCATCAATACCAATATCGAGAACGACCTGACCGATGAAGTACCTGCATTCCTGCGGTTTCTTATGAACCAGCCTTCCGTGGATATCAAGCGGTCAAGGATGGTGTTCACTGCCGAGGAACTGCATAACGAATCGCTCAACAAGGTCAAAGCCGAAAGCCAATCCCAGCTTCGTAAAGACTTCAATATTATTATGGCCGATTTCTTTAATACCAATGGCATGGACAAAATCCAAGCTACCATATCTGATCTCAAGGAAAAGTTCTTCAAGTTCAACAGTCAAGTCGGACCAGGTTACTTGCGCAAGATGCTGACCATGGAAATGGGATATAAACCTATCCACGGCAGATATAGGCCGATGGAAACGCATGAAATCAATAGTAAGGTTGGAGTACATTATACTTTCTTGAGGACTGATTTTGTCCAAAATGACCTGCCCCCACAGCCACCAGATGATAACTTCCCGTTCTGATTGTGGTAGAATAACATAAAAACAAGAATAACACGCTAACTAATTGATAGCGTGTTTTTTATTGCCATTTGTTATTTGTTAGGGTAGAAAAGCCAAAAGTTACAGGAGTTTTAAAAACAAATAGTATCAATAGTTTTTGTAATTTGTTATTCTATATATAAAAAAAAAAAAAAAAAATATATAATAGAGTGAAACTAAGACCCTTACAAGCCAAAAAAAATGTTATTCTAGCTGTTATTCTTTTGTTATTGTTATTTTGCAATTCTAACACCACCATTGATTATGAAGCCTTTAGACATCCTTAAACAATTAGCCACGGAAGATAACCGCAAACGCCACCCCGACTTTCCCGATGACTACCGCCCTGCCAAGAAATACAAAACCAGCAGCGCCAATGGACTGACCAAGGCAGTGGTGGATTTCCTAAACTTCTCAGGTCATTGGGCTACCAGGATAAACAATCAAGGTACTTGGGTTCGGGATAAGTTCAAGCAAGGCGGTGGATATTACCGCCCATCAACCCAAGCCAAAGGGATTGCCGACATTGATTCGCTGATCAAGGGTCGGAAGGTGGCCATTGAAATCAAAATCGGCGCGGACAGGCAATCCGAAGCTCAAAAGGAGTTCCAAGCCAAGATTGAGCGCGCTGGTGGTCACTATTGGATCGTAAAGGACTTCGACCAATTCCACGAGCTTTATCGTATCTTTGTAGAACAAAACCCTTGAATCATGCCATTTAAGTCGAAATCACAGCAGCGATTCATCTGCGCAACTGACCCTAAGCTATGTCGCAAATTCGCAGCAGAAACGCCCAAATCGGCTTATAAGAGCTTACCTGAGAGGGTTAAAAGGAAAAAGTAAAACATACTTCATAAAACTTCATGCCAGCACCAAAAGGCAATAAATACAGCACCGGTAGGCCATCAGGTTCAAAGAATGAACGCACGATGCAATGGGAAGAATTAGGCGAGGCTTTGCTAACGAAACATTCGGAGCGAGCCAATCGCATTCTTGAGACTATGCCCGATGATAAGTTCTTGGACAACTACGGCAAGCTTCTTGAATACTTCAAGCCTAAGCAGGCGCGAACCGAGATAAAGCAGGAAGGCACGCAACAAATAGAAGTCATCATCAAGCGTAAAGCTGAATGATCTGCCAGTTGATGTAATTGGCAACATCTACCTTTCGTTTGGGTAGTATGCGGGTTCGACTCCCCCACTGGCAACCATGGCAATAGAACTAGAACTTCCAAGACCCCATACGAACCAACAGTTTTTGCTGGACAATCGTAAGCGGTTCAATGTTCTGAAGTGTGGACGGCGGTTTGGCAAGACCGAGCTATGCCAGGAACTTATAGCCGAATCGTTTGAGAATGGATGGTATACAGGATACTTCAGTCCAACTTATAAGGATCTTTACGAGGTTTGGCGCACCACGCTGAACAACTTCCATAACATCATCACGCATAAATCAGAGACAGTCAAGCAGGTCGTTTTTCTTAACGGTGCCAAGGTTGACTTTTGGTCAATGGAAGAACCCAACTCAGGCCGAGGTCGCAAGTACCACCGGGTGCTAATCGATGAGTGCGAGAAGGCAGGTAAGTTCGAGGAAGCTTGGACCCAGGCGATTGCTCCGACTTTGACTGATTTCGGTGGTGATGCTTACTTCCTATCTACGCCTCAATTCGGACAGACCTACTTCAAGAAGCTCTGCAAGCAACAGGACCTAATGCCTGATAATTGGAAGACCTTTGTTTATTCTACCTATGACAATCCCCATATAGATCGCGATGAGATTGAGATGATGCGGACTATCTTACCGCCCCTGGTCTTTGAGTGCGAGTACATGGCAGCGGATGTGGATGGCAAGGCGGTCAATCCGTTCCTGTATGCTTTAAATCCTGATGTACACTTTGACAACTCGGTCAATATGGATTGGAAGAAGCAGCTGCATATCGGCATCGACTTCAACTTAAATCCATTCGCGGTGGTGTTCGCCAATATTTGGAGGGATGAGGCAGGTCTGCACGTTAACTTCGTGAATGAGTTCAGCATCGACAACGGATCTCTCCAATCCATGGCGCAGCGTATCAAGGCGATGTTTGGCAGCATCCTTCATAATGCAAAGCTTACAGGTGATGCGATGGGTAAGAATAGGAACATAGCTTTGGCGGATAATGCCAGCAACTACGAAACGCTTCGGAGGTTGCTAGGTATCAGGGATGCGCAGATGGTATTGCCTCCTAACCCCACGCATGAGGGGAGCCGTAACGACTTCAACTATTTGCTTCATATCGCCTCGGACCGCAGGAACCAGATTCATGTCAAGGTGAACCCGACCACCTGCCCAGGCTTGGCCCACGATATGCGGATGGTCCAGTGCGATGCGGTGGGTAGCATCATCAAGGGCAATCGTAAGGACTTAAGCCAAAAAGCTGACTTCCTTGACTGTGCGCGTTATATTATTAATACATTTGTGAAAGCCGAGATTGAGCGGCACCAGAAAAGCAACTTCGGACAATTAAACTTCAAGTGATGTACTGTAAAGACTGCATAAAAGTGAACCCATTGCCACGATGCGTAGAGCCAGGACAAGAGATAATTCTGACCGGTATCAACTTTCCAAACGATGTCAGCACTACGCTTTATGCCATACTTTGGGACATATCCAACAATCGGCAGACACTATTCACCATAACCGTTGATGGAAGTGGTGACATCATCGAAACGGATGGGGTGGCTTCGACAGGGCTGAACCTGACCGATGCTTACGATCTGATGGGCCATAGCTACGAGCTTGAGTTCACTACTCTTGACCTGCAATCGGTCAGCGTTACCATCGATGGGCAGACAGGCTGCTGTGCTAAATTCACGACCTTGAAGCCATTGGTTGGAGCTGGCGAGATTGCTTTGTCAACAGGTGGCTGCAATGATTGAGATACTGGCAGGCATCATCGCTTCGAGCTGCATCAGCTTGGGCGTTTACGTTTCGGCACAGTTCAACAACTTCGAGGCTTTCGATGACAGCCCTGAGATACTCCGAAAAGAGCGTATCGATGGGGCTATGATACTTTGGTGGGTTAGGTGGTATGGTAGCTACCTGCCTTACTTGATGAGAAAACCCCTGTACTTTTGCCTACCTTGCATGGGGTCTATTTGGTCGGTTCCTGCTCTTTTGTATCTATCTTTGCCCTGGTACTATTGGCCATTCTTTATGCTCGGCACTTGTGGGCTTAACGGATTTGTAAAGTACAATTTCAACACATGAAGAAGCACTACCACCGCGTTCATGGTTACCATTATATCATGCGCGGCGGCGAGTGGTATGTTTTGATTGGGGGCAAGTGGCATAAGTGCGCCCCACCAACCCAGCGTTACCCATTACTTATAAATGATGATATTCAAGAAGAAACAACCCGACCTGAAGCAGATCTGGAAGGACCACCGCGATGAGCTGTTAAAGCTCTATGCGGCCGAGGTTCCGCAAGGTGATAAGGTCAGTATGGACAAGGCTTTGGTGGATTTGGATGGTAAGGTTTACTATCGGTTCACCGGGTCAAGCACCATCATCCCATTGGAACGGATGGGCAAGATGCAGGACTTCCTCACGATGATGAGCGCGGGTCTAGATGAGAAGGAACTAACCGCCTTGATTGATGTTGCCAATGGCGAGTTGGCTATGGCATTGGCTGGCAAGAAGGCTGATGTGGTCAAGATCGGTGCGGTTCTTAACCAGATCAAGGAGCGGCAACAGATGATACTGCATGACCAACTGATGTGGCAATTCATGGCGGTTCAGTTGGTTCGTGAAGATGAGCCACCTGCCAGGTTTATCCAAAAGATTCACGATGAAAAGGTTGAAGCGTTGCAGCAGCTGTACTATCAGCACCCTGATTACGCTTTTTTTCAGACTCCCGAATTGAGGCTTCTAAACGAGTTGTTAAAGTGTTCACCACAAGATTGGGAAACATTATTGGTCAGCTCGATTCGGGAGAGAGACCGCCTAAAGAAGATGCTTTCATACTTGCGTGGCGCGAAAGGATCCGCGAGCGACAAGAAGACCACCGTACCCATGTCATGATGTTGGTGGAGGGTGATGTCAGGAACTACGAGGCTATGATGTCTGCTAGTTGCGAGACTTACCTGATTGCTATGGAGGCTTATGTCAAGAAGGTTTTATTGAGCCGACCCAAGGAAAAGTCACCCATTAAACGCTGAATTTCTTAACTTTGGAACATGGCAACAGAAGACATACTCATACGGTACCGGGCTGATGTTAGCCAGCTCGAAGGTGATATAAACAAGGTTATCCAAAGTCAGGAGGAACTGACTGCGGCAACCAAGGCCAATACCCAAGAGCAACAGAAGTCTGTTAGTGCTGCCGAGTTTGCTGCCAAGAAGCGCGTTCAGTTACTTGACCAGGAAAAGAAGACAATCAATGAGCTTAAGGATGCGCAGAAGAAAGCTTTCAATGGTGAGGAAGTATCCAAGTTCAATGCCCAGATAGCGCAGAGTGAGAAACGAGTTCAGGCATTGGGTGGCAGTTATAGACAGGCTGCAGATAATGTTCAAAATAGCAATCAACAGATATTAGGTGGCATCAATAAGATTGGTGCTGCTTTTGGTATAGCATTTACTGCCGAGGCACTTATACAGTTTGCACAGCAGGCGGTTGGTGCGTTTTTAGAAGCTGAAGAGCAGGCAGCCAAGTTAAGGTTTGCCGTTACAAGTATTGGTGGTGAAGGTGAAGAGGCATTGGCTCGATTGACCAAGCAGGCGGAAGACCTTGCTGCCGTTACTTTCTTTGGTGATGATGATATCACCGCTGCACAGGCTGCGTTGAGTGCATTCGGTTTGACTGCCGATCAGATTGAAGGCATTATTCCGAAGCTTGCCGACTTTGCTGCCGTTACTGGTGGAACGGTTACAGATGCTGCCAATACTTTGGGTGGTGCTTTGGAAGGTAGGGCTGGTGAGTTCAAGCGATTTGGAATTGAAGTAGATGCTGCCAGTACCAAGGCTGAGAATCTTGCACAGGTTAGCGCAGGTTTGGCTAAGCAGGCAGGAGCGGCTGGCAATGCTTTGAATACCGCAGCAGGTAAAGCCAAGGATTTTAAGGATCAGGCAGGAGAGTTTGTAGAGGCAATAGGTCAAGGGATAGTTATAGGCACTCAAAAGATAGGCGAGTTTTTACAGGTTGTCTTTGATGTTTACAAAGAGGCTTTAGCTCCTTTGATTGATGCTGTTATAAGGCTTAAAAATGTATTGGTTAGCTTTATTCCTGATGCTGTAATAACCAAGATAAAAGAGTTTTTTACAAATACCGCATCCTTAAAGACTGTTTTAGAAACTGCAGCTCTTCCATTAAAGACTCTTGTCAATATTTTAGCTACCTGGTATAATGGTCTTTTAAAAGCCGTTGCCGGTGTATCAGGTTTAGTCAGTGCAATTCGTGTAGGCTTCAATGAAATAGGTCAGACTGTTACCAATGTAGGTGGGGGCATTGCTGATGTGATAAATGGAATAGCAGACTTTGACCCTGCCAAGATTAAGGCTGGATTGGGCAAGGTTAAGGGAGCATTTACTCAGGCAGGTTCGGATATTGCCAATGCTTTCAATGAAGGTTATAACAAGACCTTAAAGATTGCTGAAGGTGCCGAAGAGCAGGTGGAAAAGACTACTAAGGTTGTCGAGGCTGCCAGTGAAAAGATATTCAAGTCCGATGAGCTGCGCAAGAAGTCAACCAAGGAGTTGAATGCTGAATTGGAAAAGCAAAGTAAGATCCAGAGCAATGCGGCTCGGCAGAATGTCGAATCCATCAACAAGGAATTGGAGGCTCGTAAGAAGCAAGGGGATGCAGCCAAGAAGGCTGGAGATGATGCAGCCAAGGCAGCCGAACAGTTTAAGAAGCTTATTGAAGGTATCGATGGCGAGATTACAAAGCTTCAGGCTGACCTTGAGCGCAGGAAGATTGAGATAATCCCTGCTGATTCGCAGAAGGCCCAGGAAGACCGCATCAAGGCTTTGGCTGATCTGAATGAGAAGGCTATTAGTGATGAGATAGCTGCCAAAGTTAAGTTGGTTCAGGATGATGCGAACCTAAGCGAGGCGCAGAAGAACCAAGCCATAGCCAAGTATGAAGAACTCAAGGCGGCACGATTGGCATTGGCTCAGTTCAACGAGCAGAATGAACTGAATATAATCAGTGCGCAGCAGGTCGCAAGGATAGAGGCAGCTTTCAAGAAGATTGACGATTTGAATGTAGAGCAGGCTTTGGTAATTGAAGCTGATAAGGTCGAGGCGGCTAACGAGGCGGTGGCTAAAAGCTTTGAAGACTTAAGCAATGCGATTAGCAAGAGTGATTTGGAATCCGCTAAGGAGGTTGCAACGGCAAGGACTCAACAGTTAAATAATGCTTTAAGAAGTGAAGAAGAACAAAAAAAGATTCAGATAGATAATGCTTTTCAAACTGCCAAAGCACAAATAAAAGCAGGAGATGGAGCTGCTGCCGAACTTGAAGCTATCACACAAGATAAAACCAATAAGATTGCCAATCTTGAAAAGGAAACCAAAGAAAAGATAGCTAAAAATGATGCGGAGTTAAATAATCAAATAATAACCAATACTGAGCGATCAACAGAAGCACGTATTGCCCAGACCTTTGAGATATTGGATGCCACGAAACAGTTGTTTAGTGAGCTTTCTGCCATATACGACCAATTCAGTGAGCAGCGTATTGGTCAAATCGAAGCCGAAAGGGATGCACAATTGGAATCCATTGATGCCCAGATTGAGCAGAACGCTGAATATTTGGAGAATAGAAGGATTAGCGAAGAGGAAGCGGCAGCCAATGAAAAGGCTTTGCAAGAAGAAAAGGTTAGGATTGAAGCGGCTGCACAGAAGAAGATTCGTGAAGAAAAACGCAAGCAGGCTATATTGGATAAGGCTGCCGCAGCATTTGAAATCGGTTTGGCTACAGCCGTTGCGATTGTGGCTGCTCAAAAACAACCACCACCATTGAACGCGATTTTAACGGCTATTATCGCCACTACTTCTGCGCTTCAATTGGCAGCGGTTGCAGCCCAACCTATCCCATACCGCAAAGGTTCCAAGAATACCGGAAGCAATGAGCATTTGGCGCGAGTGGGTGAGGAAGGTGAGGAATTGGTCTGGATGCCTGCAAATAGCAAGGTATTGCCAGCTCGACAAACCAAGAAGTATTCCGATGTCATCGATGCGATGTATGACAATAAGCTTGATGATTACGTTTATAAGAACTACATTACCCCTGCTTTGATGGCTCAGAAGGAGGCGAAGGAGAACCAACGCGCCAAGAGTTTCGCCGAGAATATGGCTAGCTCGATTGTCTATAATCAGGCAGGCTTAACCCCATCCGATCTGGAGGCACAGCGCAAGAGGGGTCAATATATCAGGAACGTGGATGAGATAGCCGATGCAATTGCCAAGAAGCTACCCATTAGAGACATATACCGCGCATGAGTTATAACATTACCGATTTTAGTGAGCTTGAAATAGAGATTACCGATACGGTTAGAACTTGGTATATTCCAAAGTTCAGAATCTATATGGTCGTGGATGGCGATTTCTGCTATCTGTATTGGACTGATTCGGAAAAGGGCAGACCAGGAGTAACCAGAAAACTTCCATTGGATTACAACGATGTGACCTTTGGCGTATTGACTCCGACCTCTGCCACTGAAGTCAAGCAGACCATCGAGGCTTATCAGATTTCAGCTTTCCCAAGTCTTAGCGGTTATGTCCCATATACCGGAGCGACTCAGAATGTAGACATAACGCCTTATGGTTTAACCACTGACTTTGTTGAGTTCGATTTGAATCCAGTCAGTGGTGCTGGTGCTGGCAAGATTGTTTACGATGGTCAGACAGGATCGCTTACTTATCTTCTCAATAACAGCAATGTTCCAAGCCATATTGGTCAGACCCTTCATGCCTATGTGCATAATGCCGAGGCGGTTCAGATTAACAAGGGCGAGGCGGTTTATTTATTTGCAGCGACAGGCAACAAGGCATCTGTTAAGCTTGCATATAACACGAGCGATGCCACCAGTGCCAAGACTTTCGGACTTGCTGCCGAGGATATTTCGGCAGGTGGTCAAGGCATGGTGATTACGGTAGGTCAATTGCAGGGAGTCAATACAGCTGCATTTAGTGAAGGCGATACGCTTTATCTTGGAGCTACGGCAGGCACTTTGACAAATGTCAAGCCATACGCCCCTAATCATTTGGTGTATATTGGAATAGTTGAGAAAGCCAACGCTAATGGTGAGATCTATGTAAGGGTGCAGAACGGCTACGAGCTGGATGAGATTCACGATGTGGACTTAATCACCACGCCTCCGATAGCAGGTGATGTATTGACTTATAACGGTTCGCTTTGGGTTAATCAGGCTCCTAGTGGTGGAACAGGTACGGTTACTTCGATTGCAACGACTTCCCCGATTACAGGTGGACCGATTACGACAACAGGAACTATTGGCATAAATAATGCCGCGGCTGATGGTTCAACCAAGGGCGCAGCAGCGTTTACAGCTTCTGATTTCAACGATAACGGTTCGGGAGTAATCAGCATAGACTACACCAACGGACAAGCAGCAAGCGGCTCTAATAAAGGATTTCTGACCTCGGCTGATTGGACCACGTTTAATGGCAAACAGGACTTGCTTGTCAGTGGTACCAATATCAAAACCATTAATGGCACAAGCATTCTTGGTAGCGGCTCAATTCCTATTCCTGGTTACACCTTGTCAGTCCAAGCCTTGACATCATCACCTGTCGATGCTCAAACCATATACTTTGGAAACCTACCAAAAGCACCTGTCACCGTGGCTGGTACTTCAAAGGTTTACATTCCAAAAGATGGCACAATTAAAAGGGCAGAGATTTATTGCTATAGTGGAACTGCTGGAACAAACCAAGCTTGGAGCGGTTATGTGAGGCTAAACAACTTGACTGATACATTGATTCAAACATTGTCAGTTGCAACAAATGAAAGAAGGTTTAGCAACTCATCATTGAGCATTGTGGTGGTTGCTGGTGATTATATTGAAATCAAATTTATCAATCCAACATGGGCAACCAATCCGCTAACCACTATTTTTGGCGGTTACATATATATTGAATAATGACACTACAAGCAAACCAACGAGAGATTACACCTGTAAGTATATGGACTCAGGGATACGTTTACCAAGCCAATGTGTTGAAGCTTTGCTTATACACTGGCTACGATTTCATTGCTTCACCAGGTCAGGTGCATTACGACTTGATTCAGCACGAAGAAGATGTGGATGGTTCAATATTTGAGACTGTCTTGGCTGAGGGCAACGTGCCACTCACATACGCCCTAGTGGCTAGTTGGGGCGCAGATGACCAACCCATATTTGATTATGTAGCTCAGGAACTTCAATTGATATTGGTATGATAAGAATCATAATCATACTACTATTGGCCGTTCCATGTCAAGCCCAAAAGTTCAGCTTCAAGGAGCATCGGACTAGTTTGGCTTTTGCTTTTGCCAATGGTCTTAGCGATGGGACAAGGGATGCAGCGATGTTCCATATGAATGATGCCAGTTCTAGATGGTGGAACTCGGATGAGAGTTGGGAGAACAAGTATAGGGACTATCCAAACGATATGAGGCCAGCGTTTTGGGGTTCCACCAATGTATTTGTTTGGACTACCGATGCGCCCCATTTCTTCAATATGATATCCAATCAGGCTATGAGCTTTGCGATTGTAACCTATCCCGGTAACTCAGGCAAGTTTAAGCACATGTTAAGGGATGCGGTTATTTACAATTTAACCAGGCAGGCTGGTCATTCATTAATGTATAAAGTGATTCTGAAATAATGGCATTTCGCTTCTACCTAGATGGTCGGCTGACTGATCAGCCAATGAATGATAAGGAATTGTCTACCACCATCAAACGGAACAGTTCGCTTGGTGCTTTGCTAGTTACGCAAGATGTGGAGCTATCTTATAACGGTAACAATGCTCCACAGCCATTGGAGATAAGCGGCTATTCGTATCTTAAAAGTAAGTTCGATTCGGGATCATGCCAAGAGGTCGGCATTAGGGTAATCGATGACAGCGACCCGACCCAGACTATTGAGATTTACTTGGGAGTCATCAAGGTTCCATCCATTCGATTCGATTTGCAGAGGGCATTTGCTAGATGCAAGGTTCAGGACAATAGCTTCTATGCCTACATCAACAATAACAAGTCCATCAAATATGATATCCAATCCCCTACGACAAAGAACGGCGTTGTGATTAACCCACCGCCTGCTTATGATGTCAATGTGTTTTTAGGTTGCGATGGTACCCCTTTGCTCACTCCTGCCAAAGGTTATCGGGTTTATGATGTTTTGCAGTATTTGGTCTATGCGATAAGCGATGGCAAAGTGGCATTCTTTTCCAACTTTCTTGCCACTCAACCTGAAGTATTCATATTTGATGGATTTGCCTTACAGAATCAAGGTGCTTCGCCAGCAGTTAGGGTTAGCTTCTCAGCTTTATTCAACGAGATGTCCAAGATATTCAATCTCAGCTTTTTTATCGATACTACCGATTCGACTAATCCGACCATGATTATGGAAAAGACATCGGATTTATTTACTGGATTGAATCAGTTCGAGTTTTTGGATATCAAGGATTTGGAATCCAATATCAGGGAAGATAACTTGTACGGCACGGTCAATGCTGGAAGTGATTACAATCCTGTTGGGTCAGATCAGGTTTATACCATCCCAGGTGTAAGTTATTACAGCTTTGGCGAAGAAACATTTACTCCCAAAGGTCAGTGTAATATCGACAACGAGCTGGACTTGGTGAATCAATTCAAGATATCCAATAACGCGGTTAATGATCAGATAAATGGTGGCGTTAGTGGTTACGATGATGATTTGTTTTTGATTGAATGCGACAATATCGATTACATTACCCATATCGCTTCTGCCGTAGTTTATTCTCCTTGGACACCTCCGAATCCTTCTTGCCCCAACGCTAGATACTATAACTATAATCTCAGCAATCTTCAGAAGCTTGCCAATTACGGCAATTCGCTTCAAACGACCTTATTCAATACCTTGACAGTAGGAACAAGTGGATTTCAAGCGAGTCAAGGCAGTGAGACTTTGCTGGTCAGCACCGATCCGCAGTATATTGCCAATTACATAAGCCTACCCGAAACTATTCTGACCTTTGGGGATTTGACTTCACCGGGCAATTATAATGCAGGTCAATACAGTGCAATCACAGGTCGCTACACAGCCAATGCCAACGGAACCCATAGCTTTGCTGGCAATTATGTATTTAAGTGCGATAACCTGAAGGCTTGCTTTTCCAACTTTACCATAAGCACGGCTGGCCCTGGTCTGCCTGTTGGGGCTTATTCAAACATCTACATGCAGGATGTGTTGTATATCAAAGCTTACATAAGGATTTACGACTCAACCAATGTTCTGCTATCAACCCAATCGGCTCAGACAATTGTATCGACTGGGATGGATTCAAGCCAATTAGGGATTAATTATGTGGTAGATATGGCTTCTACCGATTATGCCGAGTATAGCATTGAGGCTAATATTTATAAAAGAGTCAATTTTGGAAGCAATAACCTTACTGGTACTTTCCCATTAGGCGCGGTATTCAGCCAAGCTTTGCCATTGCATCCCAACTTCGGATATCAGATATCAGGCAACCTATGGGCCACTTGGAATTGGCCAGGATGTACAAGATTTCCTTTTGTAAATATCTTTACCCAAGCCGAATCGATTACGGCCTGCACAGGTACGCCGACTTCGGGCATAACCTTGACTGTTCCCAATCAAGGAACTTTTGAGAGTTACGAATACTCCTTCGATTACGATATCAGCCAATCAGATTGGTTAAACATAGTATCGCAGCCAACCACTTTGTTTATCTTTGAGAAAGATAATCAGCGCAGAATAGGTTGGATTGATACCATGAAGCGCAATGATTGGACAGGTTTAACCCAGATAAAATTAGTCACCAATAATGTCGTTACTACGCAATAAGTTCCAGCCATACTTCCCAGACCCCGATGCTCCCAACAACTACCAATGCGGTTCGGAGCAATATTGCCACCCTGTAACGGTTGGCGATACCGTTTGGAGCCAGTTCTATCAGACTCCTTGTAATGAATCGGAGATAGCCGATCCTGAGTTTGATGATTATGCTTTAGGATCAGAATTGATTACCAACGGTACTTTCAATGTAGATCCTGTGGCCACCTGGTCTTATGATCCAGAATGGACATGGGATGCAGGCAATACCGAGATGGATTGTTTGAATGGTAGCGGTGCTTTGTTAGAACAGTCAAGCTTGTCGCTTACGGCTGGATTGGTTTACCGAATCAGCTTTGATACGGTCATCACCAATGGCGAGTTTGTGGTTTTGTTTGGTTATGGTGACCCATTGCAGACCCAAACGCCTGCCATAACTACTTCTGGAACTTATGAGTTCGACTTGCAGTTCAATGCTACAGGATTTGAAACGATTACTTTTTTTACTGCCAATAACTTTACTGGCAGCGTTACCAATGTCAGCGTTAAGGTCATAAACTTTGCCAAGTGGGATTACAACGATAGCTGGATTTTGTCTGATGGTCAAGCCTGCCACATACCTGGTCAGATTGGCGATTTGGAAGAAACCGTAGCTAACTATTTGGATGCAGGTAGTTACTATAAGCTCGAAATAACCGTATCAAGCAGAACGGCGGGTTCAGTAACGGTGAATATCAGTGATGTCAATACCGGAGCGATAACTACCAATGGGGTCTTTACTTTTTGGAATACACCTACATTGGCAGGAGTGGTAAGCATTTCAGCTACATCGGATTTCGATGGTTGTATAACAGGCTTGGCTATTTATAAGCTTCGGAATGACTACAGTGCTGAATTGATAGATTCCAACGGCACTGAATATGATGTTTCCGATGCGTTTAGTTATTACCAAGATTATGTAACACTTGGATTCTCATTCGATGATTATGAGTTAGCTGATGGATGCTATACACTAAATGTTTATGACCAGTGCATAGTGACCTCGGATAATTTGGTTTTAAACGGTGATTTTGCCTTTGGTTTTACTGATTGGTCTAGGAACAATGGAACTTCTCAATATGCTATTGTAAGCGATGAACTTCAATTTATCTTCAGTCCATTTACGCAAGGTTATACTTCATACATTACCAATGGTGATTTCAGTAGCGGTGCGGCTTGGACTATCAATGCAGGATGGAGCATTGCAGGAGGTAAGGCAGTACATACACCGGGCAATTCTGGAACTTTGTTCCAAACCATGACATTGCCAACACCACCACCATTACAAAACTATAGCTATTGGGTAAAGTTTACGGTCACGAATTGGACTGCAGGAACAATCAACTTAAAGCTTGGCAATGCAGTAAATGGAACAACTTATACTTGGAAGGGCAATGATACATTTCTTCAATTTTATACCCCAAGACAAAGTGGTTCAGTTGACATAATTTTTACCCCATCATCCACATTTGATGGAGAGATTGACAATGTTGATGTTGTTTTAACAAGTGGTCATGTTGCTTTTCCAATCATTACCAATGCAAACCAACCCTTGTTCACAATTGGAACTTATCAAACTGAATGGGAAATTGTTGGAGTATCAGACCCAAATATTTCAGTTAGATTTTATTTGCAAGGAGGAGTGCCAACACCTCCCTATCAATCTGATATTGGTCTTCAGAGTTACACCCAAACATACAACTTGAATGGTGGTAATGTAGTTGGGGTTGCCAACTTTGGTAAGACATCCATTGACTACATCCAAACAAATTATGTTATTGGAGACATAACGGTTGACAACATCAATGTTATAAAAACCGAACCTTTTGAAGCGTCCTATACTTCCGAGTGCCTAAAATTCGATTCCAATGGATTTGAAAGAACCAAGATGATAGTGGGATGGTGCGACCAGCCAAGCTTCGGATTTGAGTTTACACAGACAGGATTCAGGCTTCAGCAAAGGGCTGAGATTCGTTCAATCGCTCCAACCTATCCCAAGGCTACCACCGTTATGAAAAGCGGAACAGGCAACGCTAGGGTAGCTTATAGCGAAGTCGAAAAGTATTGGCAGTTGCATACCAATTTTGCTTCAGAAACATTCCACGATGCAATGGCTGCCATCATTAGCTGCGACCATTTCCAAATCGGCGATACTGAAGGATCGGGAGTGGAATACGTTTCCGAGCCTGAAGATTATACACCCAATTGGCAAGGCGATGGGTCATATAGCTTGGCTACGGCAGTCATCAACTTGCGTGTTAAAGAAAAAGGCCAACAGTTCAATCGGCACATTTAATTGATTATATTTGCAACAACTGGTGCCAAATCGGGTGAGGCATTAAGTAACCCCAAGAACTCAATCTAAACTCAAAAAATCTATTGCTCTCATGGCAACTTGTTTGAATTACAACTGCGAGGCTCTTGGCGATCACGAAGTAGCCACGTTGACCTGTAAAGGTCCACGTCCTGCCGGTATTTCCGAAGTAGTCCTCATCCTTTGCGGTAACGACCTTACCGATCCTTCAGATGGAACTGAAGTAAACGCTCTTATCGCTGCTGGCGATGCAAAGCTTGTCCAACAGATCCGCATGGGTATCGGTCAGGGTGAATCTACCTTGTCTCCGAAGACCACTGCTTGCGGTCTGCCTCAGACTTTGTACATCACCTATTCAGGTAACATCATCGACTATTCCTGGAACACAACCAACTTTGACTTTTGGACAACCTTGTCTAGCGGTTACACCATCGCAGGTGCTATCGCTCGCCTTTGCCCAAAGACTGGATTTGATGATGAGTCAGTTTACTTGGATGGTGAAATCGCTTTCACAGGTGGAGCTATCATCACTGATACTGATGAAGAGCCAGCACGTTTCGAACTGACCTTTACCTACAAAGGTAACATCAGCTTGATCCCAACACCAACAGGAGTATTTAGCGCATAATCAGTGGAACTATGACCAGAGGCATCTTGCTGATGGCGTGGGGAAAAAGGGGCTATGGTTTCATGGCCCACAACCTCGCGGTTTCCATTAAGCATCACAGCCCTGGCATACCCATCCACCTTATAGCTACCGAGAAGGTTCTGAAGGAGGTCACTGACCGCTCTATGTTTGACAGCATCGAGTTGTTGGATGGCGATCCTTCAGATCCCGGTAGGTATAAAGCGGATATTTACGAACTGACCCCATTCGACTCCACTTTGTTCTTGGATGTCGATGGCATTTGTTTGAGACCTGTCGAGGAGATGTTCGATAGGTTGGATGCTTCGGGCGCATATTATGCGACCTTCATCAACGAGGTTTACGATGTAAATAGTCCTAATATCCTACCACAGATGTGGTGGGCTTATAGGCAAGACATTTGGGACCATTGCTGTTTCGACCATGAGACCAAGTTCCCAGCCACTCAAAGCTCGATTCAATACATAAGGAAGTGCGATAAGACTGCTGAGATGTATAGCATCTTCAAGGCTGAGATGGACAGTCCGATACCTTTGGAGAGGCTTAGGAATAAGTGGGGCGGTGGCCAGCCTGATGAACTATATCTGAACATTGCACTGGCTAGGATGGGGGAATGGCATCACATTGGTGAGGCTTCGATGTACTTCGGAAACACTTCAGCCAAGCGACCCCATGAGATTGCAGAGGTTTACACTTTTTTAAGTTTGTTCGGCAACCGTTCCAACATCAAGCCGATGTATTGGGAATACTACGACCGCATTCTGATGAAGATTCAGTCGGGTCGAGGTCAACGGCATAATTTCAAAGGTCATATATTACGAAGCGACAAGATTGCCAACATAAGTTCGCCCAAGACCAAGGTAGTACCTCCGACCATTGCCAAGATTGGCGATAACAATCGGACTAAGCTTCCTGGTAAGGTGGCTTTATTTACAAGCTACTTTGAGCAGCAGTATGGCGATAGGCAGCGTGAACTGAGGCAGGCGATGAACCTGAACTGCGACTGTCCCAGCATTGATGTGATTTATAATCTTGGCAAGAGTTGGGAACATCCGAAGGTGATAAATGTCGAAGGTTATGACCGCCCAACTTACACAGATTTTATCAAAGAGATGCAAGCGGTCGAGGCGGATTGGTACATTTTAGCCAATACCGATATTTACTTTACCACCGAAATCGAAGACATCAAATCGCTTCAGATGGAGGGTAAGGTACTTTGCCTAAGTCGTTGGGATGTGCTTCATAACGGCAACAGCAAGCTATTCGATTATGAATGGACCCAAGACACTTGGATATGGAAAGGCAAGCCCACAACGCTTAAAAATGTGGATTTCACTATGGGTCTGCCTGCCTGTGATAACCGCTTGGCTTATGAGATTGCTCAGGTGGGACTAAAGCCGATAAATCCAAGCAAGGATATCAAGACCTATCATCTTCATCTAACCAATAAACGAAGCTACAAGGAGCGCGACAGATTGCCTGGCGCGACCTTGCCAGTTCCACCGACCAAGGCTGATTTATACAAAAAGAAGAGGTTACTTATTAAGCAGCCGGGTAAAGTGGGTGACTTATTGATAGTTCTACCTATTGCCAATTGGTACAGTGAGCGTGGATTTGATGTATTTTGGCATTGTCCAAAGCAGTACCATTCCTTGCTGGCTTATGCCGATTATGTCCAGCCTGTCGAATCCGACCGAGGCAATTACGATAGGGTGATTGATTTGAGTTTCGGATTGGACCAAAAAAGTCCAATTCACTACCGATGGATCAAGGACCGAAGGAATGTGGACAGCTTTGTCACCTACAAATACCGATTGGCAGGAGTGCCGCTGACTGAATTGAGAAACCTTAAATACAAGCGAAATGAAATATCTGAAATGGCCCTTTGTGATGCTTTGGGAATTGATAGTAGTAGGCCTTACCATGTCGTTCACAGTAGTAGTGACTATGGGAGTCCTGCTGATATTCTGGTTTCAGACAATGTGGTCCGCTTTGAAAAGGTGGGCGATTTCACAATTTTTGATTGGCGGAAAGTCCTAGAAGGGGCTGCTTCCATCCATTGCATAGATTCAAGCCTGGCAAACTTTGTGGATGCAATCGATACCAATGCCGAGCTTCACTACTATATAACCGATAAGGTTCCGCAACAATCGGACCGAACCATACTGACTAAAAACTGGCAGCAATATGATATGGCACGAGTTTGACATTACTCTAAGCGATAAGAAGCTTGATGAGATGGGAATTGACAAGTTCACGGAAAGCAAGGCTATGGTTGCTCTAGACAATGTTTATTCATTCCACAAGTCTTATAATGAATCGAGCGATGAGGTTACTTTCATCATGTTTATGAATGGTGACACTATGCAGGTCAATTGCTCCTATGAAACCATGAAAAAAATAATGCGATGCAGATAGCCCAGCACCTGATGCCAAACGGCATGGGAGCGCATAACGACTTCAGAGATGCCATCACCGAACTTATCAAAACCAAGAAGCTTGAAAGAATTATTGAAACGGGCAGCTATCTTGGCGAAGGAACTACCCAAGGCATTGCTAATGCTTTGGTGGGAGATGAGCAAGTCTATTCTATCGAAGTTAACCCACGCCACTATGAAGCTGCAAGGAAAAGGCATCGTAATTCGATTATCACTTTCCTGCTTGGTCTATCTGTTAAGCGTTCTGATATTCCCACTGATATTAGTTTCGATGTTCCTGATGATATCGTTATTGACCATCTTGACCATAACAGGGACATTCTCTATAGACAAGAAGTGAGCTTCAAGGTGCCAGATGAGATGCTTCATTTCGCCTTGGCTAAATTGGACTTTCAACCTGATCTGGTTATCTTGGACAGTGCCGGTCACATGGGATTGATAGAGTTCAAGTATTTAATGGAAAGGGTAGAACCTGGCTTTTATTTGGCTTTGGATGATACCAACCATGTCAAGCATTACCATACTTGCGAGAGTCTCAAGACAGTCGATTGCGAACTGATATGGCAGACTGAACAGGGCTTTGGTAGCCGAATCTATTACATCAAATGAGATACGCCTTAACAATAGTTTACAACGCCAAGCATCATCTGCTTAACAACGGCTTTGCTGAAAAGATGGTTCAGATGTTTGACAAGTGGGTGATAATCGAAGGCTTCAGCAGAAACGGTGGTTCTACAGAGTGGTGTACAAGCATCAGACCGCCACATCAGTCTACGGATGGCACTATCGAGACTTGTCAAGATTTGGCAAGTCAATATCCGACCAAAGTCATATTCCATACATCGGCTCAAGGTTATGCTTCCAAGGATGACCAAGTAAACAAAGGAATTGAACTACTGCAAGGCAATCCCGATGGATGGCTTTGGCAGGTCGATTCCGATGAACAGTGGACTGAACAGGACTTGACCGAGGCTGAAAGTATGCTTGAAATAGGCTCGAATGTAGCTGGAGGCTTTCAGTTTTATCATTATCTTTGCAAGGATAGTGATGGCAAGCAGTTGGTGGGGAAAGGATCTTGGGGCGATAACATCGTAGCGCGATTGTGGTGGTGGCATGGTCAGAAGTTCAAGACCCATGAACCTGCAATCATGCACGGACAGGATGGCATCAAGTTCCTACCGCAGAAATTTCATCATTACTCTTATGTATTCGAGCAAGATGTGGAATTCAAAAGCAAGTATTACAAAGGCTACAGACCAGTGCTATCTAATTGGAGAATGCTCCAACAGAAGCGGTTCAATTACCCTATACCTGCCAAGACATTGCTCGGAAGCGGCACATCGGTTGACCTCACTAACTCTTATATAACTACGCTATGAAAGGATGTTCATCATGCGGTGGCTCAAAGCCAAGGACTAGACCTAAACCGCCCACTAAACCAAAACAATAATGCTAACAGCTGAGCAGTTATCCTATTTGGTCGATGAAATTACATCGATCCGCAACAAAGGGAATAAATCAAGAGGCATTTCATTACTTCGCCAAGATGAGGAAGTAACACCGAATATACCTGATTTCTTCCCAGGCTATGTGTTATCCGTGAAATGGCTTGACCAGATACTTATACATGCTCAGAAGGGAGTGTTTCCGGGGTTATTGTTTGCTAAGAATGCGCCGAACCAGACTCCCAAGGAGTTTGAATATGTTCGTGCCAACTTCAAGCAGACTACCTTACAAGTCTTCAAGGATATGGTCGATACTTATGGCCGTGCCTATCATGAGAATAATTGGTCAATCAGTTACACCCCTGATGCGGACCAATATGTAAACACCGATACCACTTTAGCCAAGTACCTTGATCAGGACTTTCCTGAGTATGGCAGCTTGGATAACTTCGTGTTCACCTTCCTGCCTCCATTGAAACTGATGGATGCAATGGGAGTAGTTGCGGTTATGCCATACGAACTCGATACCGTTGAAATCGAAGGCGAAGAAGTGCTTAACCCTGATGAGTTGGTTGAGCCTTACACCAAGTTCTACCATACTACCAGAGTCTTGGCATTCGATGAGGAATTCGCCATCATAGAGAGTGATGAACGCTCCAAAGTAGAATACAATAACAAGGAGGTGATGGATGGAATCGTTTATCTGATATTTGACGATGAATGGATTTACAAGGCTGTCCAAGTTGGCAAGAAAGTAGATTATCAGTTTGAGCTGGTGCCTTACTTCAACCACGCCACAGGTATGCTTCCTGTTAAGCGTGTTGATGGTATCTCGATTCAAATCGATGAGGTAATGATGCAGCAATCTCCATTCCTTTACGCTACGGATGTATTGGATGAGGTTCTTTTGGATGCCGCATTGCTTCGTGGCATCAAGCCAACCTGCACCTATCCTTACCGGGTGATGATTGGTGACCCTTGCCAATTCCAAATCAGGGTGGATGGCGAGAATCTGACTTGTGACGGTGGTTTCCATTATCGCATGGATGGCTCCAAGACTATCTGCTCGGAGTGTAGCGGTTCAGGTCTTAAGGACAGGATAAGTCCTTATGGCACCTTGCTTATCAAGCCTCAAACCAATACTTCCCAAGGCGATAACATCAGCCCCGATTCGGCTATATTCTATGCTGCACCATCGACTGAAACGCCAAGGTTCTTGCGAGAGGAAATTGCTTATAACATGAATCAAGCCTATGAGATTCTACACCTCAAGAAAACAAATAACAAGGTCCAAGGCGGTGAAGGCATCACTGCAACAGAGGCGGCATCAGACCAAAAGGCACTCATCGCTGGAATCAAACAGAACTGTATGCAGCTCTTTGATATGTATGAGTGGTGCGTTAACATGGTTGGATTGATGCGCTATGGCGAGAACTATCGCCAGCCTGTAATCAAGCGACCTGTGAACTATGACTTCTATTTGGAGTCGGATTACTTGGCTCAGATTAACGAGGCTATCATGGCCAAGCAGCCACCGTTTGTTATCCAATCCATCATCTACAAATACCTTCAGACCCTTTACTATCCCGATGTTCAAGGTCAGCAGATTTTCAACCTTATTAGCCAAGCCGATAGGTTGCTTACTATGACTTTGGATGAGATTAATCTGAAGCTTTCCAAGGGATTGGTAGATAAGTGGGAGGTTGTTCTGCATGATTCGGCTATCAACTTGGTGAACGCTCTTATGATGGAGAATCCTGCATTCTTTGAGCAGGACTTCGACACCCAATTGGCTCAGTTGATAGAACGCGCCAAGAATATTGCTGCCAGTATTCAGTTGACTACCGCAGCACCCTTCAACGCACAATCATTAGTTAGCAATATTGTAGCTGGCATCTAATGGCAACGATTAGTGAGCTGATAGCTGAAAAAACGCGGCGGCTCACCACCGTTCCTGATGAGTATTTGACCGAGGTCGAGAGGGCGCAGAAGAAACTGTTTCCTCAAATCGTTGATATCCTACGCCAGCTGACTGTTGACTCGGCAGGTAACTTGGTTCTAAACGCTTCCAATCTTGCCTTGGCTTCCGATGTGAAAGAGTTAGTTCAGCAGATTTTGGCTGATTCGGAATACATCGGAGCGGTTCAGACCTATGCCAGGCAGATGGGTGAACAGGCCAAGGTCAGTGATTCTTTGTTTGCAAAGACCTTTGATGATTATGCGACTACGGCAGTCAGTCAGCAGCTACTCAGAACCACGCAGCGCAATGCGGTTGACTTGCTTGTGAATGCCATCGGTAATCAAAGGTTCGCTGATGTGGTGCGTGAGAATATCGAAACGGCTATCAGTTCCAATGCTGGCTTTACCGAGACTGTTAAACAGCTTCAAACAATAGTTACAGGCGATGATGAGGTGGATGGGAAGTTGCTTCAGTATAACAAGCAGATTGCCCATGATACCTTTGCCATAGCCGATAGGAACTACACTTCGGCAGTCAGCGAAGAGCTGGAAGCGGAATGGTTCTTTTATTCAGGAAGTGAGATTGAAACTACAAGGCCTTTCTGTGCTGAAAGACATAATCAATACTATTATTACAAAGAAATTGAATTGTGGGGAGAAGGCAGAAAAACACCACCTTTAAGACTACCTGATTCATCAGGAGCATGGGCTGGTCAGATTCCTGGCACCAACTCATCCACGATTTATTCCTATGCAGGTGGTTACAATTGCAGACATTCCATCATACCGGTATCCATCAGGCGAGTTCCTAAAGCAGTAATATTGGAGGCGATAAACAAATATGGATTTGAGCCGAGCGCGGTCGAAACGGATTTGCTAGGATTATAAAAAGCCACCTTACGGGGCGGCAAGCAAACAACCAAACGCGATTCAAATATAATTAAGTAATAATCCACCACCAAATGATGATGCAAATACTTACTGCTATAGGCCAGAAGCAGCCTTGGAATTTGTCTTTATTATCTTCCATGCCACAATTATAGTTATAAAACAGTAATTTTGTTAAGTATATTTGTATAAAAATCACCCCTTTATGGATCATCTGAAGAAAGCCCAAAGCATGAAGACAGGTCGGGTAGCGATGCTTCCACCATCCATCTACAACAATCCAATCAGGATGGCTAATGGTCAATGGGTGATTATTGAAACGCCACCCGATATCGTGCAGGTCAGTCCTAACCGATTCGTGATACTTGATACTAACCAGACCGCTCCTGCCGAGCCGACTGTAGATACCCTAACTTCGGAGCAACCGATTGCCGAAGCCCCAAAGAAAAGAAATCGGAAACCAAAACAAACTACAAATGATAGACCTGAAGCAGCTGAATGAGTTCGCAGGTATCGAAGCCGAAAACTTCGACCAATTTAAAGAACAGTTCCAAACCAAATTCGTACTTAAAGAGAATGTCGTAAAAGACCCCGACTTGACATCAGCCATAACCGGTAAGGTGATGGGTAGCCAAATGACCAAGATCAGGCAGATGTTCAAGGAGGAAGGCATTGAGATAACCGAAGAGGAAACCAAGACCATTAAGAAGAATGAGGAACTGTTCCAACTGGGAATGAACAAGCTCAAAGGAAACTATATAAACCAGATTGAAGATGTCAAAAAATCCTCCGCACTCGGGTCAGATGAACGGCTCAAGGAATATGAATCGCGTATTCAAAAGATTGAGAAAGAAAAAAACGACATTAAAGCAGCTTGGAAAAGCACTGGCGAAGAGTTTGAGAAATACAAGTCCGACATTTCCACCTCAATGAAGCAAAAGGAAATCGATTATAAGGTTTCCAAAGCGAAAGAATCCCTGAAGCTACGCGCCAAGATTAACGAAGCAGAGCGAGCAGGATTTGAGGCAATCCTTAAAAACCGCCTTAAGTTCGATATGGATGATAGCGGATCACTGGTCATAATGAATGGCAACGGTGAGCGCATAAAGTCCAAGGTAAAGGCAGGCGATTTCATGCCAGCCGAGGAAGCCATGCAAGAGATAGTCAACGAGCTTGGCTTGGGTGAATCAAATCCTCATGCTGGCAAGGCTGCTCCACAGGTTCCGTTGACTAACCAAGGCTTCGGACTTAACAACCGCAATCCTCGCCCTATGCCGAACCAACAAGCTCCAGCGATGGCAGCAGGTAAGCGCATCCATCCGAGGGCTTCAAAATAATACGGTTTGAATTGAATATAGTGGAGGCTGTGAGAAATCACGGCCTTTTTTCGTATATTTGCCAACGGTGCGAACCACTGCAATAGTGTGGATTTGTTGCAAGCCACTGCAATAACAGGGCAAACTCAACTAATTCTAATCTTAAATCCATACTAATCATGTCATGTTCTTCAACCCTGCTCGCTTGCCCCGATGTGCAGCTAGAGCTTAATTCTTATTTCACAACTTGTAATGTAGCTACCCTTGGCCGCGATTCAGCGTTCCTTGGCATGCTTACTTCACCTGAGAACGTATCTGGTATCAATCAGGTAGTAAACCCAGGTGGTGCAAAAACCCGCACCGTTATCCTTCGCTACGATTCAGGTATCCCTGTTGCCAATGTAGAAGAGGTAACCGAGTGTAACTTGGACTGTGCCGCTACCAACCAAGGTGGTGACAACTCAGCCGAATACTCGATGGATATCTGCCAGAAGGTAAAATACGGTGAGTCTTATTCCGTTTATGAATTGGCTAACATCTGCCGTTCAAACCAAGACTTCATCGCTGCTCGCCTGAATGCTATGGCTGGTGCTATCGAGCAGAAAATCGCTCAGAAGACTGCTGAAGAAGCTGTTCCTTTGGTAGGCGGTTGGGCTTCTGATGTATCCAACGTAACAGGTGCAGTAAAGCAAGTTGCCACCAAGAATGGCACTGCCTTGAATCCTTACTTCCTTCCTGAGATCGACTTGGCTTCCAAGCAAACTGGCTACTGCGCTCCTATCGGTATCTTCGGTGGTTCTGAATTGTACCTTTCAACTGATTTGTTAAACGTAGGTTGCTGCGGACAAGATGGAATGGATTTGATGGGTATCATGGGTCGCTACGGCAAAGTAGTTGCTTGGGATCCTTATATTGTTGATGCTTTCACTTCTAACAACATCTCTTTGATGACCCAACTTGGTGCTATGCAACTGTTGGTGTATACTGTTGGAACTGAAGCGTCTTTCAGCCCACTTGCTTCCGGTGCTTCCAGCAACTTCGAGATCATCCCATTGACTACTCCACGTTATGGCATCCCAGTTGACTTGATCGTATCAAACAATTGCGGTCAGATCAGTATGACCATGCAGACTTCAACCAAGCTTGTTGCTTTGCCAACTGACTTGATCTGTTCTGGTCCTTCACAAGGAGTTAACTTCGTGAACTTGATCGAAGTAAACAACGCGTAATCGGTTTCATTTTGTTAATTGGGAGGGGTGCCTTTAGCCCCTCCCTTTAATCTTATAAGCATGGAGTGTTTCAAAGACCTTATTCAAGTCAGGGACCTATGTAACGCCCCTGCTCCCAAAAGCTCGATTTACATCGATGATGTCGGCGTCAGCCTGAATGACATCGAGAGCTTCATTACAAGCCAATACAGCACGGCTGAAGAGTATTTCAACGCAAGGGTGGACCATGCCGTGCGTGAGATGTCTCAAACCATCTACAACTATTTTCAAGGACAATACAACGCTGCGAGCCTGGTTGATTCGCATCGCTTGGGTATTTACAATGGCACTCAATCTGTGATTGCTGGTAACGGCAACTATCGCGGAATAGAGATGAGCTTCAATCAATCCGATACATTCTACAAAGTCAGCATCGGTGAAATCAGCCTTTTGGTTGACCAAACCACCACGGTTACTGTCGAAGTTTGGGACTTGAGGCAGAATGTGCTTTTGGATTCCATAGACATCAACACAACCGCAGGAGTCATTTCTCGCGGTTATCTGCATAAGACATATTTATCCGACAAGCAGCCATTGAACTTATTCATCGGTTATGATAGCACTGGCATCGGAGCTTATACCACCCCAATCAAATCGGGTCTTTGCTGCGGTAGAATCAGCTGTAACAACAGCTATGTATCCGCCTTTGGTGCCGAGGTCAATGGTGCATTTTATGATGACAATGTAACAGGCTTGAATCATTCAGCAGGCATGAGCTTGGTTTATGATATCGCCTGTGACCACATGAGTTGGATTTGCTCACATGCGGAAAATCTTGCCCTCCCATTGGCTTATAAGACAGCTGAGATCCTGGTGGCTGATGCCGCTTATAACACATCAGGTGAGCGTGCCACCAACCATCATACCATCAACATAGACCAGTTAAAGGAACGCCATTCGTTCTATGTGAACAAATACAAGGAAATCATGGGCAATTGGCTAGGCAACATGCAGCTGCCAAACAACCGTTGTTTCCAGTGCAATACTCCCATCCGACATAAGATAACCTTGCCATGACCATTGAAGAGTTCAACCTAAAGCTTAAACAGGCATTGCTTGAGATTCAAGCCAATGATGTTCCGCTTCGGTTGGCATCTTATGGCTCGGTAGCGGAAGTTTCTCTCAGGGTATTTACCAAAGGAGGTAATGCTGATGGAGGTGCGATTGGTCAGTATAATAATGATAAGCCTATTTATCTTAACCCCAAGAAGGCTTTTGGTGGTTCCAAACTTGGAACTCCTAGAGGCAAGAATGGGGATACCAAGTTTAAGAACGGCAAGCCTCATGTAACTGTTTATTTGGACTCATACAAGGATTATAAATCAATCCTAGGCAAGCCATCTGATGGCGGTTTTGTCAACTTGGAACTAAGCGGAGACCTTAAATCCGACTTTGAGAATGGAGCCGTTCCAACTCCAACCCAAATCGGACCACATGAATACGCAGTTCAATTAAAAAGGAACATCAATATTAATAAGGTCGCTGGCTTGGAATCTCGCTATGGAAAGATATTTGCCCTGACAAATCAAGAAGTCGAGAACTTCATTGAAGATATTAAATTTGAATTCGCTAAATTATTTGGAAGCAAAGCATGATAAACGATTTATTTTGTGACATATCGGATAAGTTGATGGGTACCGGGTATTTCGATACGGTCTATGAGTATTGCGAAATCATCAAGCGTACCGATGGAACCTTGCGCCCGATGTATTACAAAGGTTTCAAGGCTGGCTATGTGGATGTTCAGAACTTTGATAAGAACGGTTCAGCTTACATCCGAAAGCGCGGAAACGTATCGATGCAAATCGATAGGACCGCTACCAGACTGACCAGCTGCTCCGATACGATTCAGATGGTTACTGCCACTATCCCACTCAGGCTGGTCGTGGCTGTTCCCAAGACTCAGCTTGAAGATTCGCCCCTAGTGGATGATATCTTGGCAGCCGACCTGATTGGAGTGCTTCAGAGCGACATGCATGCAACCGCTACCGCTATGGATGCTACGAGTGTAATTTGTGCGGTCAGTGGTTACGATACCGATTCGGTTACGATCTGGGAGGCCGAGAACAAAGGGGTGGCACTTGATGAGACCAAGGTTTATCGATTCGCCTACCTGGCTATCGATTTTATTTGCGAAATTAGGGGAGATGTCCAATGCTTACAAAACTGTCTGAAAAATGAATATTGATTGCTGCAAATCCTATATAGGGAAACAAATCATAGGTCTGTTGCCTGGTGGTGCT